GTGTCAACAGTCGCTGCTGGATCATTTAAAGTCACTGTTACTAATGCTTCTGCTGGTAACTTAAGTGAAGCTATTGTTATTAACTTTGTTGCATTAAAAGGTGCATCTAGTTAATGGGCATATTCGCTTTTAGACGAATGAGAGAACAGGAGGCTACTAAATCAGTAGCCCCTGCACCTCTTAAAAAAACAAAACGTAAGCCTAAATTAAAAACAAATGGCAATAACGATAGACGCAACAGTGGGGGGAGCATCAGCAAACAGTTACATAACACTGTCTGATGCAAACGCAATTGTAGAGGGATTAATTCTTGATGATGATGTATCAGTATGGGATAGTTCAAATACTGACAATAAAAACAGAGCTTTATATACTGCTGCGGTCAGGATTGATCGAGAAAGATTTTTAGGTGCAAGAGTAACAGACACACAAGCATTACAATGGCCTCGAACAGGTGTCAGGAAACCAGATACATATATCAATACATATGCAACAGGCTTTCCATTTCGCATAACAACTGATTATTTTACTGATACAGAGATTCCAGAACAAGTTCAAAAAGCACAAGTTATCTTAGCCGTTTATTTGAATAATAATAGGAATGGGTTAGGATTAGGTGGTCTTGAAGATTTCAAGAACGTAAAAATTGGTAACATTGATGTAACACCAAATTTTTATGGTGCTGTTGGTGCTGATAGAGTACCACCACTATTTGAACGATACTTTACTGGTTTACGACATAGTGGACCTGCTAACGTCGCAATTAAACGGAGTTAACAATGACTTATTATCCAGCTGCCAAAATTATTAATGATACTGCTGCACATACAGGTCGATTTGGCTGTATAAAAGCATTACAGGATTCAGTTATCAATACTTTGGTTGCTGAAAACATTACAGGAGATTTAACATCATTACAGTTTAAATCAAATACTGCCATTGAGGGTGTAATAACCAGTGTCAAGCTTGATAGCGGGACTGTTATTGCTTATCTGATATGAGCCTTGCTAACGCATTAAAAAAAGCTGCATCGAAATCTTTGGCAAAGTTAGGTGGAGATGTAACCATAAGAAGAGTTACCGTCGGTGCATACAATACAACTACAGGTGCAATTGCTGAGACATTATCAGATACAACAATAAAGGGTGCGTTAAGTAATGTTTCAAGAAATCAAGTTAATGATCTTATTGAGTCGCAAGATAAATTACTAACAATTTCTGCTGGTGATATTACATTTATACCAACCACAAAAGATAGAGTTGTTATAAGTGGTGTTGAATTTAAAATTATTCAAGTTCTGATAAATGAACAAAATAATACAGCAGTTAGCTTTGAGTTAGTTTTGAGGTAAAGATGACAAGACAAATAAGACTAGACCAAATAGATGATCTGATGGCAGAAGCGGTACAAGAGTTGGTACAAAAAA